AAAAGGTGGGGATGCCGTTGGCCATGTACTGACCGCCGCCAGGGGCAACGCCCCCGCCGCGTGACCGCAATAAACGTCCCTCGCCGGGTGTGATGTAAGCGGGGATATGCCCTGCCGGTGCGCTGCGTTGCAGTGCCCGTGACAGAAGTTCCCCGTATAAATCGCGGGCCATCAGTCAATCCTAGTAGGGCTTGGCCCCTCTGGCAGTTCTGGCCCTGGGGTTTGATTTCATTCCCTTGGTCGAACCAGCGGTGATGTTTTCCGTTGCCATAGCCGGATTAAAAGCCCCGCCAGTATTGACTCTAGGCTTCTGCACCGTTGTGCTGTCGTATGGGCTGACGCCCTTGCGGCCTGTTGTCGCCTTGGGGTTCGCGTAAGCTACGCCACCAAAATTCGGCATGATATTCTCCTAAGTGAAGTCACAGGGTATAGTTTCCTTCGGGCACGTTGAGCGCAAGTATGGCGCGACTGGGACCGGCCATGTGCAGCACGGGTTTGGCACCGTCCTGGCCGGAGTATTCCATCATGCGTGTTTGGTATTCCATGAACTGCGTGTCATACGGCAAGCCTTTCAGCTTCAAGAACCGCCACACTACCCCCAGCACAACCAGTTCCTCCTCCAGCACCGTGGTCTGGCTGTCAGCGGTGAACTTGTCCGCATTGGCGGTGCTGCCGCCAGAGGTATCGACCCAGTTCTTTGAAACGTATTCAAAGTTAACGGCCTCGCCGGCTGTCGGTGTCGGCGTCATCAGCAACTTGCCGCCCCGGATGCGAAAATAATTCGTGATGCCGCCAGAAACAATGGCCTTGATGCGCTGCCACTCCGTTCCCGTGATCGGCCCGTAGTATTTTCTATCTGTGGTTCTGTTCCACAGCGTGTTGTTTGAAAAGTGCCCGAAGTCGGCGGCGATGGACACCATTGTGCCCTGGCTTTCCGCTGCCAGTGTGGTGTGACTGCCTTCTTTGATCAGCACTTCCCACTTGTATTTGCGGACCTGGGCGCGGCCTTCCTGGTTGGTTACCGCAGCCAACTGGATCACCGATGTGTCCGTGGATGATGTGACTGTTGCCGGTGCCGTTATGCCGATGATCTCGGCGGCGTCCTGGCAAATTGTTAATAGTGTCATCCGACTGTCCTGACAGGTTCAATCCCTGCGGCGCTTGCCAGATGATCGCGGGCTTTTTTTCGCAGATCGACCATGCCAGCGCCCAGGGAATTAATGGATGCGTCCGAAAGTTCGGCAAGCTGTTCGATAGTCTTCACATCCTGTTTTTCCAGGCTAGATGCGCGGCGCTTGCTCATGCCGTCTATCTTAACCAGCGGCGTACCCTTGGCGCGAATTTGTGTTGAGCCATTTTTCTCGAACGCCGCAAGTTCCCTGGGGAAATGCTCCTCCAGGTACGCGGTTTTTTCTGAAACCTTGTAGATGACCGTATTCATATCACCGACCCTGCGGATTTCCACCAAAGGGGGGCCACCGTCGTTGTCGATAAATTCAATTCGCATATTGCTCATACGGGCAGTCACGGGAGAGCATCAACCGATGCCCCCCCGCTCCCTTTTCAGTTAGATCACAAACGACTTCGGATAAGAAGCAATGGCGGGCGCACTGCCAGCCGTTCCGCCCCGTGCCGTTGTGAGTTTGATGCCGTCAACCCTGGTGTGAGACGTTGCCGTGTCATCCAGGCTTCCAGCTGTTGCCGAAGAGTACAAAATTACGTCAGCGGCAGCACTTGCCAAGACGTTGATCGTGCAAACGCCGTTCAGTTGAACCCACGCATACTGCCCGCTCGTAATAGCTTCGGGCGCAACAGCAATCAGTTCACCAGTATCAACAAGAGCCTTGGTGATCGGAACGGCAGAATATGCCTCCGTCACCGCCACCACATCATATTGAGCAACTGCGCTGCCCGCCGTGACGTAGAGCCAAGTCGAAGCGTCGGTTCCGACCATTCTGCTGCCCAGCGGCTGCGACGGGGTTGATTCAGTGCCCCCGTCAAAATCAATGCCGACAGCACTTTGAGTTGTGTAAGCCATTCGCTTCCCCTTTAGGCTTGGATGATGCCTTGCCGTGCGCGATTGCTGACCGTCAAATTACCGGCCCACGCAACAGGCATAACAAGCGCATCCTGGTTGACAGACGCCTTCTCACCAAGAGGTACAAACTCACGGCCTTCCGCATAACGCAGGAAGAGATAATCCGTGTTCAGCATGTACATCTTTGCCGAAGGGCACTGATCGTCATAGTAAACGGGAGCGTCCATGAACATTAGGTTCATAAAGCCCGCTGATGCCGACTCATCAGAGGTAAACCGCTGGTTCGTCTGCAAGGACGCCCAGTAGAACCCGAAATAAGTCGAATCCCCGACAATAACGTCAGGCCGGTCCGCACCGCGAATACAGGCCAGCCACAATGTGTTCATGGCCGTCTGGATCGTGGTGGCAGAAGCAGTCGCCCCTTCCGTCGAGAAGTCATACACCTGATTTTTCCAGAACGTATAGGTGCCCGAATTAATGCCGCCGACCGTGTTACCAACGGTGCCGGGGACAATTAATTGCAGACCGCCCAATTCCTTGGAATCGGTGCCCGTGCCGTCCGCATACAATGCGGTCGCCATGTCGTTTTTGAGCGACTTTTCGAGGTTGCGAATACGGCTTTTGAGTAGATTGAAAATCTGCTCTGACCCGCTGTTCTCGACTTGCTCAAGTCCTGAAATGACCACGTTGCCCGCAAGCTGCTTGTAATTAAACTCCGCAGCCGTGAAGACGTTGCTGGTGCTGGTGTCCAAGACTTCATAACCCGAATACCATTTGGTCGTGGAATTGACCGCGTATTCGAGTTCCTGAACGATGGTTCGACCCGTTGCGGGGGATTTATTCCCGGCCCGGTCTATGTGGCGCAACAAAGCATTATTGTTGGTCACGTTGTCGGCCATCGTCTTGGAATAGCCAGCGAGGGTGGTGGTCACAATCTCCGTATAGGTACTATTTGGAGAGGTCGCCATTTTTAGCTCCAATCATCTGAAGCGACAATAACTAGCCCGCCCGTGCCTCGCCAATCGATATGCGTAACAGCGCGTCAAGATCGGAGTCTCTTACGGTGCCTTTTGGAGGCGTACCGCTGGTGCGCCCTGGCGCTGCCTTTTTTGCTTTCTCGACAGCGGCCTTGCGGCGATTGTCTTCTTGCTTGGCAACTGATGTGCGCTCCGCTTCGATGCTCTGCTTATACAGTTTGTCATCCATGCGAACCGCCATCTCGTAGGCACTTTGAAGGTCCGTGATATTTTCCGTTGTTACCAGACGCCCCATCCTTTCGCGGACAGCTTCGAAGTGTGGGCGTTTGAGATTGCCTTTGGAGTCTTTTTCCGTAGCAAAGTTCTCAACCTGACCCACCGCTTGATTCTGTACCTGTTGGATTTGGCCCTGTTTCATCGACCTGAGTTCAGCGTTCGTTTGGTTTATTTCTTGTCGCAATTGCTGTAATTGCGGGTCTGGGGGATTTTCATCTACCCAGTCCGCACCCGAATCGTTCGACAGGTCGATCCCGTAGTGCTGGGCGAGTTGGCCAATGGCGGCTTTGGGATTCTGACGCAGGGCGTTGTCATAGGTCATCAGCCGCGAAACGTATTCCGCTTGTGATATGCCGTTTGCCCGCATTTGCTCCTGATATGGAGCCAGAACACCCGCAACGCCTTCGACTTCACGTCGCTGCTCTGCAAGTTCGGTTGTCTTACGCGTGAACGCCGCGTCACGTTCTTGCTCCCGTTGCAGCATAAAGTTCTGCTGGTCTTCGGGGAGATTTTCAAACGCTTCACGATGTTCGTTTGGCCATGTTTTCGGTGCCGCCAATGCGTCTGGCTCTGGCTCCCCTTCGGACTCCGGTGCGTCCGTGTCGGGAGTGGCTTCTGCGTCTGCGTCCTGTTGGCCTTCGGCGAATTGGTCAGATGGGTCGCTATCGACTTCGACGTCTTCCGCGCTTGTGGTTTCCCCGGCGAGGGCTATTGGTTCACTCGGAGTGGGTCCGGTCTCGCCGCCGATGGACTCTCCGTTAATCGCACTTTCCAAGACGCCGTCAAGGGTGACGGACTCTGATGCTGACGCTGGCCCCGGTTCCGGGGTGCTGGTCTCAACTTCTGCCATTGGTTATCGTATCCCAGTTAGCTGGGCGGGTGCTTCCCGTCCAGTCGTTTCCAACTTGCCGGACATTATGCCTTTTTTCATGTTCACGCAAATCCCGGCGGCTTCCGATGACGCTGCCGTCAATCGGGCTGAGAAACGGATCGACATCACGGACGATGTTAATGCCCGTTTTCGTCTTCTTTTCGCGCTTCTCAATTGTGACCTCTTCAGCGGACCATTGTATCTTTCCGTAGTTGCGGGAATAACTCATTGATCGCGCTCCGCCATACGCAGTTCCGCTTCCAGCATGGCTAAATCTTCTTTCGAGCGAACCCGCTGGTCGGATGCGCGGCTTTCTTCCTGTATTTCTGCCGACTTGCTGCGCTCCCGGCTGGTGATGTCGGCCAGCTTGCCCTCCTGCTTGAGTTTCTCGCGCTCCAGTTCCGCCATGATCCGTTGTTCCTGAATGCGTTCTTCCGGCGAAGGTTGCGGCGGTTGCTGTTGCATGGCTTGCAGTTGCTGCATGACCTGGGCCTCGGTCTGTTCGATTACATCTTCAAAGTTGCGGCCTATTTTCCAGGCTCCGGCAACGAACTTCAGAATTTCAAAGGCAATAGGTGTGATTTCTGGCGCAGACCGTGTCGCCTCTATGGCCTTGACCAGATAGCTGCCGAATACGTTGGCGAACTCTATCCGTGTGCGCTTGACCTCTTCCTCGTCGGCAAACACAGTGGAATCGGTTTCCACATCGATCTGATAATTGCGTAGCTTATCGTTACGCATGATCTCCAGCATCTCATCGCTGACTTCCATGCCCGTGATGCGCTGGAGTATTTCCGGTTCGTAGTTTTCGGCAATCAGTTCGGCCTTGATGCGGAACAGGTCGCGGATGTATTTCTGGATTTCATCCTGGCGACGGCGTAACCGCATGGAGCCATATTGCGCTTTTAGCTGCTGCGCCGTGGCGCTTTCCGACGCCTTGGTGCCGCCGCCGCGTATGATGTCGGAAATCCCCGTGACCTCATAGATGATCTGCAAGACCTGGGTGCGCTGGGCATACAGGCCGTTCAGAACGGCGGAAACAGCGGAGATATCCTCTGTCTGAAACGCGCCCGCCAGGCCGCCTTTTTGCGCCAGGGAAGCGAAGTTCTCGGACGGGACGAAATCATTGTCGCCCGCCACGGCCAGATGAGCCAGTTCCGGCACGGAAGCGTCATAGACACCCCGGCGTTTCAAGCCTTCTATCAGATATGTGATGCGGCTGGTTACCCGGTCCAGTTCCTCTGCTTGGTCCTGGTACAAGGTAAATTCCGG